AAGATGCTGTAAGCCAAAAAGAAGTTCGTCAAATAGAAAAAAATTATCCTGATTTAATACCTAAAGCAAAAAAAGCTTTAAAAGATACAGGACTAGTAATAGGAAAATCAGCATACTCTGCAGGAAAATTAAGCGCTCCGCTAACTCCATTTTGGGAAAGTTTTGGAGCTACAAATAAAACTTCTAAAGCAGATGTTATTATAGCCGATATTGGAATATCTGTTAAAGCAGGCCCATCTCAATTAATGAGTGGAGTAAAAGAAGAAGCTAAAGCTACTTTTTATGCGGCTTTAAAAAAATGTCCTGAACTTGAAAACACGCCTGAAGTACAAAATATATTAAATCAAATTGATAAATTTGCTAAATCTGGTAGAACTCAAGGAAATATAAGACAGGCTTTAAAAACAGGCGAAGACACGGCATTATTAAAAGCTAATGCGGCAAATAAAAAAGCCATGAAAAGTCTTGAAGAATTATTTGAAAGTAATGAAAAATTTGCTATAGAATTTGCTAAAGAGGCTATGTCAGGAACTCAAAAATTTGGTAGTAAATCATTAGCTCGTGCAGAATATATTTTATCTGTAGATAATAATTATGAAAATGCAAAACTACATAAAATATCAAATAATTCATACGCAAAAAAAATAGCGTCTCAAATGAAAGTAGACGTTAGATTTAAAACTGGATCTATTAAAAGTAAAGGAGAAAAGACTGGTATGTATGGCTATGCTACAGTTCTAGGACTACAATCAGATCCTACTAAAATTAAAGAATCTGAAGTTGATAATTTTAAACAGTTTTTTAGTGACTTATGGGCTAAAATAACCACATCAATAACTTCTTTACTTGATTTTTTTGTAGGAGATCCTGAAAATGTAGAAGTGGATGTAGAAGGAGAGGATACAATAGATTTTTCTTAAACTATAAAATAAATTTTTTTATTTCATTTATTTTTAGTATATTAGAAGTAAATCAAGTCTATGCCAAGAAGAGACAATACTTTTAGGACTATAAAAACTGTAGACAACGTAGTAATACATGTCTATGAAGATGAACAAGGTAAAGTAAGACCTCATTCATTTACACAACCTGCTATACAATACCCAAAAGACTACGGTAAAAGTGACGAGTATTGTATATTCGGTGTCAATTACTCGTACGATAAATGGTTAGAGCTATCTAGATCTGTTAGAAGATCAGAGGTAAGAGAAGATTTATCAGAGGACTAAATATTTATAAATAAATAGACCTCTTATAATATTTAATTTGTTACCTCAATGAAAAAGCTACTTCCTAGTATCGTAATTATAGTCTTACTTCTCTTTATTGTTTGGAAATACATTCTACCAAAAGATAATGTTGTTGATCTTAAGCCTTATCAATATAAGATAGATTCGCTTAATATAAAAGTAGGTACACTGACTAAAGAGAATGACAGTCTAGAGACCTTCATAACTTTTTTATACGCTACTAACGACTCCTTATTCTCAGTAAATCAAGGACTAAAGTACAGAATATCAGACCTAAAACACGATCTTGAAGAGGCTAAGACTGCACTTAAATATACGCCTCAACAAATAGACAGCTTCTTTATAGACAGATACGCTCATGAATATGTACCTGGACCTCAAGACACTATTTACATTCCTATCGAAGTAGCAAAGTCTATAATAGTCGATGTTAAGCAAGGAGATATAAACAAGCAAATAGTTACTACTCAAGACAGTACTATTGATAATCTAGAGGAGCTAGTTGCTAATAAGGAAGACATAATAAAAGCGCTTAGAGATAAAGAGGTTAACTATGTTGAATTAGATAAGACTAGAATAGATCAACAGGTAGAGTACCAAAAGCAGATAGACTTACTTAAGCTCGAGGTTAAAAAGTATAACAAGAAGCTCAAATTCAGTAAAATCAAAGAGATACTAATTGGTGCTGCGGCAGTAGTTGGATTCGTAATAACAAGCAAATAATGCCAGAACCACAAGTAAATATAAAAGAGAGGATAAAAGAAGAGTTTGTAAGATGCGCAACCGATCCTGTGTATTTCATGAAGAAGTACTACATGATCCAGCATCCACAAAGAGGTAGGCAGTTATTCGACCTTTATCCATTTCAAGAAAAAGTACTGAGACTATTCCAGAAGAATGACTATTCAATCATAAACAAGTCAAGGCAGCTAGGTATATCAACATTAGTATCCGCCTACTCACTGTGGTTAATGTTGTTTAATCGTGATAAGAACGTTCTTGTTATTGCGACTAAGCAAGATACTGCCAAGAACATGGTAACAAAGGTCAGATTTGCTTATCAGAATCTACCTACCTGGTTAAAGATAGGAACATCTGAAGACAATCGACTTAGCTTAAGATTAACAAATGGCTCTCAAGTAAAAGCAGTATCAGCTGCCGGTGATGCTGGTCGTTCTGAATCTGTGACTCTACTAGTAATAGATGAGGCTGCGTTCATTGACAATATTGAGACTATCTTTACAGCGGCCCAACAAACATTGGCAACTGGTGGTGGTTGTATAGCATTGTCTACTCCTAATGGTGTTGGTAACTGGTTTCATAAAACATACAGTACCGCCCAAGAGCAGAAGAATAAATTTTTACCGATCTCTTTACCATGGACAGTACACCCTGAAAGGGATCAAACTTGGAGAGATGATCAAGATAGAGTGCTAGGTAAAAGAAACGCTGCTCAAGAGTGTGACTGCGACTTTGCTACCTCGGGTAATACTGTTATTGAACCAGAGATTATGAACTGGTATGAGCAGAATACAATCACAGACCCTATAGAAAGGCGTGGCTTAGATAAAGCCTTATGGATATGGGAATATTCTGATCCTACAAAATACTATGCCCTGATTGCCGATGTGGCGCGTGGCGATGGTAATGACTATTCTGGTTTTCATGTCATAGACGTTGAGACTCTAGATCAAGTTGCAGAGTATAAATCACAGATTGACACTAGAGAGTATGCTAACATTATTCTTAGCACGGCATCAGAATATAACAATGCTTTGGTCGTAGTTGAGAATGCAAATATAGGCTGGGACGTTATCCAAACTATATTAGAAAGAGGCTACAACAATGTGCATTATAGCTATAAACAGAATGCTAATATAGAGTTTACGCAATATATAGATAAGTATAATAAAGCAGATGGACTAGTACCTGGTTTTAGTACGACTGAAAAGACTAGACCATTAGTTATTGAGAGGATGAGAGACTTTATTGAGAACAAGCTAGTCAATATAAAATCACTTAGACTGTTAGAAGAGCTAAGGGTATTTATATGGAAGAACGGTAAAGCTCAAGCAATGAGTGGATATAATGATGACTTAGTTATGCCATTTGCTATCGGAATGTACCTAAGAGAGACTAGTCTAAGATATAGAAAGAACGCAGAGAACTTAACTTACGCGGCATTAAACAGTTTCACTAAGACTCAAGACACTAGTATTAGTTATAACGCAAACAATCAATATAATCAAAACCCTTGGAGTATGTCATACCGTACTACAGATGGTGAGGTTAACGAAGATCTAACATGGCTCTTATAAAATAAAAATATGGCAGAACAACAACCGCAAAGACAGAATAACTTATTCTCTACATTAAGAAGACTATTTTCTACCGACGTTATTATTCGTAATGAAGGTGGAGATATGCTTAAAGTAGTCGATCCAGATACTATACAAAGGTCTGGTGTTATTCAAACTAACTCTCTTATTGATAGATTTAACAAGGTATATACGACCTCAACAGCTTATGGTGTTAATCTTAACTTAGCACAGAACTATCAATCTGCAAGGGTTCAAATATACGCAGACTATGATGCTATGGATACAGATGCAATCTGTTGTTCGGCACTAGACATTGTAGCAGATGAATGTACACTTAAAAATGAACAAGGTGAAGTTTTACAAATTAGGTCTTCTGACGAAAACATCCAGAAGTTACTCTATAATCTATTTTATTCTGTACTTAATATTGAATTTAATCTTTGGTCTTGGGTTCGTAACATGGCTAAATACGGTGACTTCTACCTCAAATTAGAGATTGCAGAAAAGTACGGCGTATATAATGTTATTCCTTTCTCAGCTTATAACATTATTCGTGAAGAAGGATACAACCCTGAGAATCCACAAGAGGTTAGGTTTAAATATGATCCTAATGCAACACTAGCATCTTCAACTGGTTATAGTGCAATTAAGAACGAAGACACCGGTATTTGGTTTGATAACTTTGAAATGGCACACTTCAGATTGACTGGAGATGTTAACTATCTTCCTTATGGTAGGTCTTATCTAGAACCTGCTCGTAAGTTGTTTAAGCAATACGTTTTGATTGAAGATGCAATGTTGATTCACCGTATTGTTAGAGCTCCTGAAAGAAGGATATTCTACGTGAATGTAGGAGCAATTCCTCCAGGTGAAGTTGATAACTACATGCAGAAGATGATCAATAAGATGAAGAAGACTCCTCTTATGGATCCTAATACTGGTAACTATAACCTTAAATACAATCAGCAAAACCTATTAGAAGACTTCTTTATCCCAGTAAGAGGTAATGATACTTCTACTAAGATTGATACTGCTAAAGGCCTTGATTATAATGGTATTGAAGACGTTGCTTACTTCCGTGAGAAGTTATTTGCGGCCCTTAAGATACCTAAGGCATTCATGGGCTATGAGAAAGATTTGACTGGTAAAGCTACACTAGCGGCTGAAGATATTCGTTTTGCTAGAACTATTGAAAGACTACAAAGGATATTGGTAAGTGAGTTGACTAAGATTGCATTAGTTCACTTGTACGCTCATGGTTACACTAATGAGTCTGCTGCAAACTTTACTCTATCATTAACTAATCCGTCTATCATTTACGATCAAGAAAGAATTGCACTCTTCAAAGAGAAGATTGACTTGGCTAAAATGGCAATGGAAGGTTCACTTTTACCTAGAGACTTTATCTATGACAAGATATTCCACTTCTCTGAAGATCAATATGCTGAGTTAGAAGACATGATTGTAGAAGATAAGAAGAGAGAGTTTAGATATGCACAGATTCAAGAAGAAGGAAACGATCCAGCAGAATCAGGCCAAGCATATGGTACACCTCATCAGATAGCAAGTCTATATGGTGGTAAAGAAGATTCAGTCTTAAATGTACCTTATGGCTATGATGAGAATAAACCTGGCCGTCCTAAGTCTGTAACATCTATCATTGGTACTGATAACTCTAGATTCGGTCGTGATCCTATTGGACAAGCTGCATATTCTAAGAATGCTGAGTCTGGTGAAGACGGTATGAAAGTAAACTATAAAGGAGGCAGTCCACTAGCTCTAGAAGGTACTATGGCAGAATACTTGAAAAACAAAAACTCTTTGAAGGCTATGTATGATAAGCAGAAGAGAAAGGTTAAACTATATGAGGAGTCAGATCTTTTAAGTGAAGACAATATTATAAACGATTTAGATTAAACATAGATATTTATTATTACTGAATCAGTACAAAAATATGGTGAAACATTCCAAATACCGTAATACCGGCATTTTATTTGAACTACTAGTAAGGCAAACTACATCAGACTTGATCAATAATCAAGACTCTAAAGCTGTCAAAATATTAAAACGGTATTTCACTAATACAGAACTTGGTAAAGAATACAGCTTATATAGTTCTTTTACTTCTAGTCCTAAAATAAATGAGACTAAAGCAGAGATGCTTTTAACCACAATACTAGAGCAGTACAAGAAGTTAGACTACGAAAAGATCAATAAACTAAAGTACAACTTGATCAAAGAGATTAAGCAGAACTACGATATTGACAACTTCTTTAAGGCTAAAATAGAGAACTATAAACCTTATGCTTCTATCTATACTATATTCGAATCGCAGCATTCTAACTCTATAGATACCAAGCAAGTGATGCTCAACAAGATTAATCTACTAGAGCATGTTACCCAATCTAATTTAAACACTTCTGAGTCAAAAACTATTGCTCAAGAGTTGATGAAAGAAGACAAAGAGATCAGACTATTAGCATATAAATTGATGGTTGAAAAGTTCAATCAGAAGTATCAAAGCATGTCTGAGAGGCAAAAAAATATACTAAAAGAGTATATCACAAATGTATCTGATACTAAAAACCTCAAGACCTATCTTAACGAGCAACTAGAGCAGATTAAAACTGAGCTAGAAGAACTTAGGACTAATACTCAAGATAAAGTCATCAAGATAAAATTAGATGAGGTGCTTAAATTTGTTATGCCAATTAAAGAGAACCAGACTATTAAAGACGAGATCATAACAGGGATACTCCAGTATTGTGATTTAATAGATGAGTTAAAAAAGACTAACTAATGGACAAATTTAATCAACAATTTGCTACTCAGAAACTTCGTGAAGAGACTGAGAATAATTGGCCTGATCCAATATCATCTAAATACCCAGATGAATATTTATTCATACATGATAAAAGTAAGCCTGGATTCTATACTATACAAGATGTTGAAACAGGAAAAACAGTTGGGAGAGTTGGATTTAACACACCAAAATCGGCTGTAGAATTTGCAAAAGATAAAATAAAGCCTCAAGGTGGAAGACAATCAAGTGGATTAGGAGAAACATCTATGACTAGTACTGGTGCAGGAATGACTCCATCTACAGTAAACAATCCTGTTACTCAAGACTGGTATACGACTAAAAAGACACCTAAAAAAGAAGGGGCTAATATACCAAAAGACTTTACTGACGCTCCATCTATACCTAATCGTCCATCTAAAGCATTTGTCTATAAGCAATTATATGAAGAGCTTTCTAAGGCTCTTAAAGAAGAAGTATCTATTGGTGATTTTAATCATTATAGAAGCGCTCTAAACGATGCCTATTTTGAATTAACTAGAGACAAAGACATGGCAGGAAGAAAAGCAGTAGCAGATGCGGATAAATCTTTAGAGCATGCTGAGTCTGCTGAAAAAGCCATAAATAACTCTAAGATAACCCCAGGAAATAAAGCAACCTATCTAAAAGCTATAGAAGGAATAAAAAGATATTTGTCTCAGTCTAATCAAAAGAATGAAGGCATTGTAAATGAGACTATAGATGTAGGTGATCGTATTAAGGTTGTTTATGGCAGTGAGTTCTATGGTGAAACAGGTACAGTAGAAGATATTAAGAGAGGCTTTGTAGTAGTTAGTATGGATGACTATGACGGTATGTATAGTATGCATATGTCTGATGTAGAGAAGATAGAAGACGAAGATGAAGAAGACGATTTCTACGATGACTATGATGATGAACCTGTAAGTGATTATAGTAAGTATCGTCAAGATCCTGAATCCTATGAGAAAGACTATCAAGAGAAAGGCACTAGTGATTATTTTCAAAGGCGCAGTTTAGATGAAAGCTATTCTAGATTCAAGAATGAGACTAAGACTAGAGGTAAATCAGATCAATTCCACCAAGCAATAAGAGAGGTTAAGAAAAAGGTACTAGAGATCAATAAGATGTATGAGTATGTATCTAAACTCAAAGAAGAGCTTTCTGAAGGTGAAGATGGTTTACAGTACAAAATGCATACAGAAAAAGCTTTACATAAGATAAAAGAAATGGTGTCAGAATTAAATAAAAAGATAAAAAGGTTTAAATAATGGCAAAGACTAAAGCAGGTGCTGGTGGTTCTGTAAAAATCACTTTCGGTAAAAAGAAAGAAGGCAAGGCAAAAAAATCATTTAACAAGCACGACCGTTCAGAAAAAAATTATCGTGGACAAGGTCGAAGCTAATATTTATAAGCATGACTACAATTAAATTATATCATAAGCATAAGGCAGGAGAAGTTAGCAAAGAGGCATTCTTGTATGAAGTTCGTAGAGACTCTAACCTTCCTTGGATAACTAATATAACATCTTATGATGATGCTGTACAGATCCTTAAGAATAAGGGTGTTATCAGTGAAGCAGAAATGCCTAATAGTGAAGCCAAAGGATTTATGAATGATCCTATTCTAATGGCAATGAGAGCTAAAAAAGATGCTCCAAAATTACAATCGCCACAAGCTCAAAAAGTTAATCCAAATAAAATCAATACACTCCTTAAAAAAAGAGCTGATATTGAAAGAGATATGGAGCAAGAGGCAGAACCAGAAGGTGGACCTATAGCTGATATGTATGGTGACATGCTAAATAAAATTGATCAAGCTATTGCTAAATTAAGTGCGCAAGGTGAATGGGGACCAGAAACCAATCCATATATGGATAAAGACGAGATAGAAGCAAGAGCCGCTATGATAAAAGAATTAAAGCAGATTAATGAAGTAGACGCTAATGTAGCTACTGACCCAGCAGTTGATAGAGTTAATCCTTACTTCTTAAAGAGAGGAATAATGAAACTATTGGCTAAAGAAAAAGAACTAACTAATGATTCATATATCAACGCTCTAAACAAGGCAGCTAAGCAATTGGCATCTAACCCTCATGCATTTGATGAGGACATGTTTGCTAATGCTAAAGATGTAGAAAAAGCCGATTCTAAACTTAAGACCCAAGAAGTTAAAAAGAATAACCATGTAGACAAGGCAAACGAGATGAAAAAGGTTAAGGTTAAATCACTAAAAGAGTCTACAATAGATGAGTTAGTCGACTACCTTAAAAAAAAAGAGCTAGTTAACGAAGACGCTCACTGGAACTATACAGTTGGTTCTGAAGTTCATACACCTAATGGTTCTGGCAAAGTAGTTGAAATAGTTGGTGGAACACTTACTGTTGAGATGCAAGATGGAAAACTAGTAGATGTTCAGATAAATACCGCAGACCATTTTACTCAACAGGCAAAAGAAGAACCTGCTGCACAAGAAGCAGAACCCTCTGTAGCTGATATGTGGGCTAAGTGGGATAAAGAAGGACATAAGCCATTCGGTGGCATGGTTAACTATCCTTCAGAGATAGATCTAGCTAAAATTAAGCGATATATGGAGGTTTATGGCCATGATAAAGAGAAGATGAAAAAGTTAAAAGAGGCCATAAAGAAGTTAAAAGAGGGTATAAAAAAGAATCCAGTTACTGGTATGGCAGTATCAACTTCAACTAAACAAGATGACTCCCTTGCCACTAAATTAGGATACACCCAAACAATCCCTGGCAATTTAACACCATTAGGTAAAATATAATGAACAAACAACTCTTAATAGAATATAGTGCTTTCCAACCGCTCCCTCAATCATTAACTGAGGCAAAACGCCTTTCTAATGGTAATATGGTGGTATCTGGTTTAGTGCAAGCTACGGATAAGCCTAATGCTAATATGAGGATCTATCCTTATCAGACGTTGTTTACCCAAGTACAAAAGTATATAGCAGGACCAATTGCAGAGAATAGAGCTTTAGGTGAATTAGATCATCCTGAATCTTCTATCATTAACCTTAAAAATGTTAGCCATAATATAATCAATCTTTACTGGAATGGTAAAGACTTGTATGGTGACGTAGAAATACTACCAACACCATCAGGTAATATACTCAAGCAACTATTCCAAAATAATATTACAGTAGGTATATCTTCTAGAGCTATGGGCTCTGTATCTCCTATTGGTGAAGGTTTAGTTCAAGTAGAAGACGATCTAGACCTAATCTGTTGGGACTTTGTATCTACTCCATCAACTTATGGTGCATATATGAAGCCAGTATCAGGTTTAAGAGAGTCTATTGATCATACTATTCAACATAAGAAGACTAGCAAAGTACATCAATTAATATCAGACATCATCTGTACTCAATCAGGAGTATGTTGTCTAAGTAAATAAAAATAATATATAGTACTACACTTTACTGCAAAGTGTGATATTTATTGAAAATGCGTTACTTCTAATATAACGCTAGCGAATTACAATCTTATATTGCTTTCATAATCTAATAAGCAATCCCAGAAAAAATAATACGATGAGTAACCTTTATCAAGATGCTATTCTTGATGCTAAAGCTTTACGCGCATCTGCTATGGCAAATGCAAAAGCAGCACTAGAAGAGGCATTCGAACCTAAGATTAAAGAGCTTGTTAATCTCAAACTAAACGAAGATTTAGAAGAAGACATGTCAAGCGATTTACAAGATTATGGTAACATGGAAGAAACATATCATGAAGATGGTATGGCTGAAGACATTAATGAAGCTGAATTAGAAGAGATTCTTTCACAGTTAGAAGAACTTTCTGGCCATGATGGTGACAAAGAACCAATGGAAGAGGAAGAAGAAATGACTCACGAATCTTTAAATGAAGCTGAAGAAGACGAAGAAGAAGCAGAAGAAGAGACAGAAACTGATGAAGAAGAGGAAGAGTCTGAAGAAGAAGAACCAATTGATGATGAGACTAAAGTAGTTGATATCACTCTTGGAGATCTTAAGCAGATACTACAATCAATGAATCAGGAAAAAATGCCTGTACAAGATATGGGTGATGAAATGCCTTCTGATGATGCTGAAGCTGAATCTGAAATCTCTCTTGAAGAGATCCTTGCAGAACTCGAAGAAGAAGAGACTGTTTATGAGGGTGGTCTAGAAGAGAAGAAAGAAGATCATGAAGATAAGTCTAAAATGGAAGAAGAGCTTGAAGAAGCAAAGTCTACCATCGAAACACTTCGTCAAAACTTACAAGAAGTTAACTTGCTTAACGCTAAGTACTTGTATATGAATAAGTTGTTTAAGTCTAAGTCTCTAACTGAGTCTGAGAAGGTAAAGGTAATCAATGCTCTTGATAGGGCTGTTTCTGTAAAAGAGGTTAAAAACACCTATGAAACACTTAAAGAGTCTTTTGTGCCTAAAAAACAACTTAAAGAATCAATCGGTTTCGCATCACAGCCTGCAGGCATAGCTCCTAAGAAGCCTATTATCGAACAAGATAATATGTTGAATAGGTGGCAGAAACTTGCTGGTATTAAATAACAAAACAATAAATCAAATAACAAAATGGCAAATTTAGTACAATCTTTATTGGCTGAATCCGCTAACAGTGCTTTCTCTGATCAACATGGTGTTGCTCAGCGTTTGACTAAGAAGTGGAGTAAGTCTGGCCTTCTCGAGGGCTTGAAAGATTACGACCAGAACAACATGGCCGTAATGCTCGAAAACCAAGCTAAACAGCTTGTAGTTGAATCTTCTTCTACTAACGGTAACGCAAACTCTGGTGGTGCAACCTTTACTCCTGGTACTGGTGAGCAGTGGGCTGGTGTAGCTCTTCCTCTTGTACGTAAGGTATTTGGTCAGATCGCTTCTAAAGAGTTCGTTTCTGTACAACCAATGAACCTTCCTGCAGGCTTGGTATTCTACCTTGACTTCCAGTATGGTGATAACAAAAGACCTTTCGCCGCTGGTGAATCTCTTTATGGTACTCCAAGTGCAAACTTTGGTAACCTTGCTGAAGGCTCTCTTTATGGTGCTGGTCGCTTTGGTTATTCTTTGAACCAATTCTCTGCTTCTGGTGTAACTGCAACTGCAGCTTCTGCATCTTTTGCTGAAATTGATTTTAACTCAACTTTCTCTGCGTCTATTGCTGCTGGTAATGTTAAGAAGCTTGCTGTAGCTACTTCTTCTCTTACTGCATTAAACCTTGATGGTGTTCGTGCTTTTATTATCAACTCTGGTTCAGTTGCAACTGCTCGTAACCTTCAGCAATTCACTAGGATCAATGGTGGTAATATCGAGTTCTTCGTAACTGCTTCTACTGCTGAGATTCCAACATTGAATGCTTTCGTTGTATACTATAACAAAGCTACTGACTTCAACGCTCGTGGTGATTTCGAAGACAGGACTGGTAACCCATCTGTTCCTAACGCAGCTTCTGCTACTTCTATCGTTATCCCTGAGATTAACGTACAAATGAAGAGCCAGACCATCTCTGCTAAAACTCGTAAGTTGAAAGCACAATGGACTCCGGAATTTGCACAAGACTTGAATGCATACCATTCTCTTGATGCTGAAGCTGAATTGACTGGTCTTCTTTCTGAGCATATCTCTCTTGAGATTGATCTTGAAGTACTTGACATGTTAATTCAAAATGCTCCATCAATTGAATTCTGGTCTGCTAAAGTTGGTAATCAAATCAACGCTACTGCAACTGGATTTGATTCTAACACTGCTGGTGTTTACTACACTCAAATGAGCTGGTTCCAGACTTTGGGTATCAAACTCCAAAAGATCTCTAATATCATCCATCAGCGTACACTTCGTGGTGGTGCTAACTTCATGGTTGTTTCTCCAACTGTAGCTACAATTCTTGAGTCTATCCCAGGATTTGCTGCTGATACAGATGGTGCAGCTGATACAATGAAGTATGCTTTCGGTGTACAAAAAATCGGTCAGTTGAATAGCCGCTATAAGGTGTACAAAAACCCTTACATGCTTGAGAATGTGATCCTCATGGGCTTCCGTGGTAATCAATTCCTTGAGTGTGGCGCGGTATACTCTCCATATGTTCCATTGATCATGACTCCTCTTGTGTACGATCCTAACACTTTTACGCCTCGTAAGGGGATAATGACACGCTATGCCATGACTATGGTTCGTCCAGAGTATTATGGTTTAGTTGCTGTATCTGACTTGAACTTGGTGTAAATTAGCCTTAGATAAACTATAAAAGCCCAACCCCGTAAGGTTGGGTTTTTTATTTCTATAAACTCAATATTTATTCTAAAAGGTCTGTATGACGAATACAAGTTCATCTGGTAAGAGACAACCAAAAAATCCAATCAGGTTTCAGGTTCAGTTAAACGAAGAGCAGAAAGAGGCAAAACAGATAATATTAGACAGCAAGATAACGGTTTTAAAAGGTCAAGCTGGTTCTGGTAAGTCGTTAATAGCAGCCCAAGTAGCATTAGATTTGTTGTTCAGACGAGAAGTAGAGAAGATAATCCTAACCAGGCCTGCAGTAACATCAGGTGAAGAGATTGGTTATCTTCCTGGCGATAAAGACGCTAAACTAGCTCCTTACACTGCAGCAATCTATGACAATATGTATAGGTTGTACAGTAAAGAGAAGATAGACAAAGAGATAATGGAAGGCAATATAGAGGTTATACCACTAGCGTTTATGCGTGGTAGGAACTTAACTAACTGTTGTGTTGTAGTAGATGAAGGACAGAATATAACGCATCGTCAGATGGAGTTGGTTCTAGGACGTATTTGTAATGGTAGTAAAATGATCATATGTGGTGATACTGCACAGATCGACCTCAAGGACAAGAAGATAAGTGGTTTTAACTTTATATGCACCAACTTCAAAGAGGTGCCAGGTTTTGCCGTGGTAACGCTGAAGACTAATCATCGTGATCCTATTGTAGAACAAATTCTTGAAATATATAAAGCGCACGACTAATGGCAGCAGGTAAGTATTCATTTATAATAGAGCAAGGGTCCACTTATCAATCAGAATTGGTATATAAGGACTCTGCAGGAGAACCTATAGACTTAACTGACTATAGTGCAAGGATGCAGATCAGGCCTAGTCCTGGCTCTACTACATTGTATTTAACCCTTAGTTCTAGTCTAGGGCCTGATGGTTCTGGACTTAACTTGAATGGACTAAATGGATCTACACCTAAAACATCAGGTAGTATAGGCATAATCATATCAGCTTATAGCTCATCTTTACTTACATTTGATCAAGCTGTTTATGATCTTGAGCTATACTCAGGTAGTTTTGTAACAAGAATTATAGAAGGCAGAGTTCAATTAAGTAAAGAAGTAACTACAAATGGCTAATCAAATAATTGTATCAGAAGATAGGAATCAGATAACAGTAGTAGAAGGCGAAACTAGAATTGTAGAAGTAGTCACACAAGGGCCTCAAGGAGCCATAGGACCTATTGGACCTGCTGGTCCTTCTGGATCTTCTATTCTTAATCAAATTACATCAGGCTCTGTTACTGCTAGTGTTAATATAGGACCTACTATATTTAGTTTAACTAGTGGCTCTAGCACATATTTAAGCCTATCTTCATCTGGTAGTTTAAGTGTTAATGGTGATACAACCATACAAGGCAATCAATTTAATGCTGGAACTTATTGGAGGTCGATATCAGGAAGTAATTTCCCAGTCGCACCTTGGAGAGGTATAGCATATGGAAATGGACTATTTGTTGCAATTGCTGATAGAGGCGCAGGTGGAACATCTAATACAACGTCAATAGCCACTTCACCTGATGGAGTAAATTGGACTTTTAGAACCATACCATCATTAACAGGTCTTACAAATATAATTTATCAAAACGGTATATTTGTTGCAGTTGGTCGAGTAAGTCAGAGGGGCTTTTATTCATACGATGGAATTAATTGGTTCGATGCGATTAACATGGTTGGGATAGTGTATGGTGCCACATATGGGAAAGACAAATTTGTAGCTTGTAAAATTGATAATCCTGGTTTTAGAATTAATGTAAGTTATGATGGAAAAACATGGCAAGGTGTTTCAACACCATCAACAATGGATCTGCCTTGGACAGGTATTGCTTATGGAGATGATAAGTATGTCGCAGTAGCAGAATCAAATGTTTCGGGATCGATAGCAATTTCATATGATGGTATAACCTGGAATAATGTTACTAGACCATCTGCAGGCTCTGTAACAACTTATAATGTTACTTATGGTAAAGGATTATTTGTTGCAACATGTGACAATGGAAAAATAATGACATCTCCTGACGGAGTAAATTGGACCGTAAGAGATACTCCTTTAACAGGATTAATTTGGAAGTGTATATTTGCAGAGGGAGTATTTATTGCAGCAGGCGCTTTTGTATCAGCACAAAACAAATTTATCTATTCTACTGATGGTATAACATGGCAAGTAGCTAATACGCCATCATTAAATAACTGGGGTGGATTTGCATATGGAAATGGGTTATTAGTATCAGTATCATATAATGGACCAGATACAGGTTCATTAATTGTATCATCTGGAGTAATGAACTCTTTTACCACTCAGAATGATAATAGAACACACGGAAGGCAGATTTTTACAGATGATTTTATCTTATCGAATGCACCTGTTTCACAAAGCTCTGGCTTTAAATTAGACGTTTCTGGCTCTAGTCGATTTGCAGGTAACACAACCATAACTGGTTCTCTAACAGTAACTGATACTATCACTGCTCAAAGGCTAGTAGTACAAACTATCACATCTAGCACTAGTTATATAACAGGGTCTACTATATTTGGATCTTTATCAACTAATACTCATCAGTTTACTGGTAGCGTATTGGTTAGTGGTAGTGTAGGGATAGGGACTAATGCGCCCACTGCTCCACTAACTATCGTAAGAACATTCCCTTCTGGAGTAGCTAATAGTTTACTTGATCTAGGATATACTCATACAGGAGGATATAATAATGGTGGTTTTAGCTTTCAACAATATTATAATAGTGCGCAATTTACTATTTCTAATGGGACAAGTGGAGCATCACTTTCTCAAACAAATACTACTCTTACAATATCTACTCAAAATGTAGGCGCTATAAACACAATAAGTAGATACCATAGTTGGGATACAGCACTCGCAGATGGTTCTTATATTTGGTCTTTCCAAGCATCCTCAGCAATGAGGTTATTAGCAACCGGTAATCTTCTATTAGGTCTAACTACTGATGATACTATTAATAGACTACAAGTATCTGGTTCAGGTAGATTTACAGGAGGCTTAGTAGTAACAGGTAGTGCTACAATTACAAGCGGCTTATCAGCAGGAAGTTTATCAGCAGGAGCAACAACAATAAGTGGACTATTACAAACCCCGGCAGGTATATTTTGTGATAATAACTTAGCAAGATTCAGACATGTTACAGTAGGGGTTAACCAAGCATCTGGTACAGGATTTATACAACCAGAAGATGCTTCTCAATCTATAGGCATTAGAACAGGTACTATGTTTGGAGGTACTCAAAGACTATTAGTTACTAGTACAGGACTTGTTGCAATTGGATCTCACACTCCTATTGCTACATTAGACGTAAGAGGTACTACATTCCTAAGTGGTAGTGTGACAGGTAGTGACACATTAATTATAGGCTCTGGTAATACTAGTGCTACTAATGCATTGACGGTGCAGAATAGTAGTGCAGCACAAGCTTTGTCCATAAATAATGCTGGACAAGCGATGTTTGGTACTAATACACCGGCTGCTGGAATTAAGTTAGAAACGGATGGAGCTTTTAGGGCATGGACTCGTGTAGAAATTGGTCAATTTGGGGCGTTAACAATAAATACAACTCAAATAACAAAAGGAGCATCTGGTTCTGATTTATTTGAAATAGCAAATAGTTCTGCACACAATGCAATCGCTGGAACGTACTATGCTTTACAAGTTAGGAATAGCGTGACTCCGACCTCAGGTAATGCAGTAGTAAACGGGTTAGTATTAAATTTAACTGTCAGCCAATCTTCTGCTACTGGTATTACAAGAGGCTTATACGTTAACCCAACTCTAACATCAGCATGGGACTTCAGAGCAGTAGAATGGTCTAACAACGCATCTGCTACATCAGGCAGTTGGGGACTATATGGTTCTGGTTCTGCTCCTAACTATCTGTCTGGTAGTTTAAATATAGGCACTACTGCAATAGGTGCTAATGCACTTAATGTTAGTGGTAGTACATTGTTGAGAGGCAGTGGTAATACTAGCGGTACTAATGCTCTAGTTGTACAGAATAGCGATGCTGTTAGTGCATTTATTGTTCGTAATGATGGACGCGTATCTGCAGACGGAACTAACTTTGTTATTACTAAGTATACTCCAGGAGCGACTACATTAACTATAGGTAATATAGGTCATAATGATGCTGTCGGTATTAGAACTACTTCTGCAACAGGATTAATAGCAGTAAGTTCATTAGGAGTTAGTACAGATAATCTTACTGGTGCATCAATATATGCAGCAGGAGGCGCTACAGGAGGTAGAATTTCATTAGGATTAATATCAAATAGAGCTTTAATAACTTCTGCTGGTTCTGGTATTGCAATGAATACTAGTGCGATGCTACAAGTAGATTCGACTAGTCAAGGCTTCCTTCCTCCAAGAATGACGACTACTCAAATGAATGCTATATCTGGAGCAGCAGCTGGATTAATTGTGTATGATTCAACAGTTAATAAGCATTACGGGTTTGACGGTACAACTTGGAATCAGTTCTATTAATAAAACCTACTAAACATATTTATTATAAACTAAATGGCAAATAGACCTATATATCCTGGTTCATCTAGCTTCTTCCCTGGAGATACTCCATTCGGGTCGTATGACTATGATCAATCGTTTCAGAATGATGCTGACAAAGTAGCCTATTATTGTGCTACTAAGCTAGGCTATCCTGTCATGGACGTGGAGTTAATCTCACTACAGCTATACGCCTGTTTTGAAGAGGCCGTATCTGTGTATGCAGAAGAGTTGTATCAGTCTAAGATAAAGGACAACTACTTGTCTTTGGAAGGAGCTCCTACTAGTTCTGCATTAAACAACACTGTAGTAGTACCTAACCTAAACCCTATTATAACTGTAGCAGATAGCTATGGTGTACCTATTGGAGTTGGAGGTAACATAGACATACTCAAAGCACCTTTATATCTAACATCATCTCAACAGATATATGATCTACAAGCCTGGGCCTTGTCTGGTAGCTTAATCTCACAAGGAGACAGACTAGTAGTAAGTAAGATATACTATGAAGCACAGCCTGCAATTAACCAATACTACGACCCATACATAGGTGGTAGTATCAACTATCAAGGAGCTACAGAGAACTTTGGTTGGGCATCATATTCACCGGGCTTAAACTTCGTTCTATTCCCTATCTATTGGGACATAGCCAGGATACAGGAGATAGAGATGTCGAATATTGTAAGACGATCTGCTTATTCGTTCTCTATCACAAACAACAAACTCACAATCTTCCCTTGGCCGGACAAAGACGGTATTGTAGTATGGATAGACTACCAGAAGAAAAGTGACTTAGCAAGCTTAACTGCAAACTCACCTTACGGTACTAACAAAGGGCTAGTTTCTAACCCATCAAATGTACCTTACGGCAATATAACTTATAGCCAGATAAATCAACCTGGTAGACAGTGGATCTACGAATATACCTTAGCTTTAGCATCTGAACTATTAGGTCTAGTTAGAGGTAAGTATAATCAAATCCCTGCTCCTGGAGCTGAAGTAACCTTAAATGGTGCAGACCTTATCAGTAAAGGTAAGGATCAGCAAACCGCTTTAAGAGAAAGACTCAGAGGTGATTTTGATGCTATGAGTAGACAAGCACAGCTAGAAAGAAAACAGTCTGAAAACCAGTCTATTTCTAGCACGTTAAACGATGTACCAATGTTCATATACTTAGGATAAAACTATGGCACTATTTGGATCAGCTCGCGATATCAGAATGTTTAAATCGACTACAAGAGAGTTGGTTGAGGACATTGTGTCTCAACAGATTGGCTACTATAAGATAAAGCTAGGCGACACTAAGCCCAATGTATACGGTGAGTCTATGACTAAGTACTTCATTGGACCTGTATTAATGTCTTGCTTGATAGAGAGAGGAGACTTTGATGTAGAAGGAACAGACTATGGACCGGACGCAGTCAGGAAAGTAGACTTTAGGTTCTTCAGAGATCATCTAGTTGAGGCTAACGTATTCCCTGAAATAGGCGATGTTATAATGTATAATGAAGACTATTATGAAGTAGATAACGTGAATGAGAATCAGCTAATCTTGGGCAAAAACCCTGACTATTCTTATTCAGCTGGTCTTGAAAACTTCGGTCAATCTTATTCTATTATATTAAACACTCACTACTCAAGCCCTGATAAGCTTGGTATAACACAAGAACGATTGTAATGGCAATACAAGTAGTTAGACCAACCAATAGGACTGAGTTCATGAACAAACTCGTCGAACCCTACGACACTAAGGTAGGTAACCCTAATGTAGTATTCTCTGAACCGGCTAAGCTAGGTCAGCCAGAGAACAACAGAGCATTAGAGATTAGTGAGAGAACAGACTGGGACAAGGACTTTACTATCGGCATCAAGGATATAGATGAGGCCGTAATGCATTACTTTAACAACGTACTCAAGCTAGCAGTTGTACAAAACAACTCTAAGCTAACTGTGCCTATTATATACGGTACGCCTGAGAACTGGAAGGCTGTACAGAATGATGGCTACTATCGTGATGAGAATGGTAAGATGATGGCACCACTAATTATGTTTAAACGTACATCAGTTAGCCAGAATCGTAACCTTGGCAATAAGCTAGACGGTAACATGGTTCATAATGTGCAGATGTTTGAGAAGACATTCAGTAAGCGCAACGTCTATAACAACTTTGCCGTACTTAATAATCGTAACCCTGAAAAGAAGTACGTAGTATCAGCTACACCTGACTACGTAACTGTTGAGTACCAGTGTATAGTTTGGACTTACTTTGTTGAACAGATGGATAAGCTTATAGAACAGCTTAATTTCGCATCCAGAAGCTACTGGGGTGATCCTAACCGCTTCCAGTTCTATAGTTCCATAGATTCATTCGAGGACTCAATAACGTACAGCGTAGGCGAGAATAGAGCGGTCAGGACAAACTTTACTATTAGCTTAAACGGCTACTTAATTCCTGATAGTCTTAACCGAAAGCTAGCATCTCCAACAAATGTATATGGTATATCCCAAGTTGTGTTTGGCCTAGAGACTACAGGTGATGAGCCTAAGACAGGACAGAAAGTTAAGACTGTTAATGGAAAGAGCTTGGCTAAGACTATAGTGTCAGATGGTATAAACAAGACCATAACTCAGAACATATACCTACCTATCGATGCTGCTGTGTCTGCTTACATACTTAACAATACTCAGCTAGTGGCTACGTATAATAGCCCTACTCAAGTAACGTTTAATAAGGGTTGGGCAACTGCACCATCACCATTACCAGCTAACTCACTGTCTAACTTTGTCTTCTTTGTCAATGGCGTATACATAGAACCTACTAGTATTACTAGCTTCACTGATAATGGTACTAGTTCTACCTTGATCATTAATCCTACTCTACTAGGCTATAGTTTTGAATCTTCTGACTTGATAATTGGCGTAGGTAAATTTAATCAATCTTAACTATGAACCCTAGGCAGTTTAGTACAAATATCGTCTTTAACACCGTTAATCTACCTGATGTAGACCCACCGGCAGCTTTGTACTTTAACAATCAGAAGACACTTTTAGGTACGTATGTTAATAGTACTACGGCTACATTTGATAAAGGCTTTGCTGTACCACCTAACGGTCTACCAGCTCCTACAGCAGACAACTTTGACTTCTATATCAATGGCACCTTGGTAGAAAGGCTAGGCATAGTATCGTTTACTGACAACGTAACTACATCGACCTTAGTCATTAATCCTACTGTGCTAGGGTTTTCACTTGAGGCATCAGACAAGATCATATCAATAGGTAAATTTAACTAACATGGCAAGAGTAAAGCTTAAACAGATATTATCTAACTTACAATATAACGAGGCTAATTCACAGCTCATACTAAGTGGTAGCCAACAAACTGACTTTATTATATCAGGTTCTACTGTAGTGACTTCGACTCCTACTAGAACAGGTTCATTTACTATCAGAGACATAGACTCATTTGGTGATTCTGGCTCATATTACACTGTTGATTTAGGCGACTACTAATATTTATTACTAGCTACATAGCTACAGATACATATAGTACATACTAAACCAACAAAGGACATATGTCAAATCAATTCCTTAAGCTACGCAGGTCTGCAGTACCTGGTAGAGTTCCTAGCACATCTTCTATCGATTTTGGTGAGATAGCACTCAATACATTTGATGGACTAGCCTTTATTAAGAGGTCAGGTTCATTAGGTGAAGAGGTTATTACTTTAGGCTCTAGAGAAGGTGCATTTACAGGATCATTTTCTGGTTCATTTGTTGGTAACGGTGCAGGACTATTTAACGTTCCGGCATCAGGTATTGTAGGACTAAATCTATCTCAAATTGCTACTGGCTCTGTTAGTGCTAGTGTTGGTATTGGTGCTAGCTCATTTAGTGTAGTTAGTGGCTCTAGTACATTCTTATATGTATCTTCATCTGGTAATGTAGGTATTGGTAGTAGTACTCCGACGGCTCCTTTATTTATAGAAAGAAATCATAATAATGTAACTGGAATTGTAATATCAAATAATAATGCAGGTACAGGAGCAAATCCTTACTTACAGTTATTAAGTGACGCAACAGCAGGACAAGCACAAGTATTTAAATACTCATCAGGAAGAACACCATATAAAACAATAGCTGCATCAGACTTTGGACATTACAATGCAACAGCAGGTGATATATCATTTTTAAATGACGCTACAACAGGTAACATTAAATTTGCAGCAGGTGGTTCTTCTACTCCTCAAATGTTTATATCTTCATCTGGTAATGTAGGGATTGGGACTAATGTACCTGCATATAAACTAACAGTAACAGGTTCAGGAACTGTAGCCGCTTTTTATGGTAATGGTTCAGCTACTGCTGCTATACAAGTTGGTGGTGGTGAGCTTGGTACTTTATTTATAGAGAATCAAACAAATGGTGGTGGTAGCGGTATAAACATATACACTCAAAGAGGCAATACTAGCTTTAATATAGGATATAGAACTACAAGTGGAGCTAATGGAGGACCTATCAATATAGGTAATCTAACTTCGTATGCTGCCGGTAATATTAACTTTTTACAGAACGGCTCTACCAAAGTCATAATAGACACATCAGGAAATGTAGGTATAAATACTACTTCTCCAACCGCAAGGCTAGATGTGTCTGGATCTAGTCGATTCATAGGTGACATGGTCATTACTGGTTCTGGTAATACTAGTGCTACTAATGCATTGACTGTTAATAACAGTAGTAATAGTTCTTTATTAACTATAGATAATGCTGGAAGAACAACTGTAAACGAATTTACAGCAACTGGAACAACTATTACTATTGGTAGTGTTGGAGCCGTTGTTCAAATAGTAGGTTCATACAATAACTATATTACGGCTAATAGGCTTCACTTTTATTCAGCAGCTACAAATATAAGAGGTACATTTTTTGGAGGACAAGGAATTATTGTGTCTAAAAATACAGGCGCTGGGGATTTATACCCGTCTTCTATATTTGCTATTGATTCAACAAATCAGGGTTTTCTTACCCCAAGAATGACTGCTGCTCAAAGACTAGCTATTACAACTCCTGCTCAAGGTCTAATAGTCTATGATACAGGTTCAGCTACAGAAGGTCTATGGCTCTATAACAGTGGTTCAACCCCAGGTTGGCAACAAGTATTAACTAACTCAGGCTCTCAATCAATATCAGGTTCAATAACTGTAAATAGTATTACAGTCACAGGAACATTAACTGCACAAACTATTGTAGCTCAAACTATAACCTCTAGTACAGACTATGTATCTGGGTCTACTATCTTTGGGAACAGCCTAAGTAATACCCATCAGTTTACTGGCTCTGTTAGTATTACTGGTAGCTTGAGTGTGAATGGTGGAGCAGTACCTTTAGGTTCAGGAGCTGCAGGACAAGTCGCAGTATGGTCAGGTAGCAGCACTATAAGCGGTAGTAATAACTTGTATTGGGATATTACTAATAGTAGGTTGGGGATTGGAACGACTACGCCCAGTGCACCGTTAAATGTAAGTCTAAGTAATGGAACTTTGGCACGATTTACAACTGGTACAACTGGAAACGTGCTTATTGAAAAAATACAAACACCAGGTGGAATAGATGGTCCTATTCTTTCATTTGCAAGAGCAGACGGAACTTTTCCAAGTAGTCCATCAAATGTTCAGATAAATAGAGGACTTGGTGTTATAGATTTTTACGGATACTTTACAGGTGATTATAGGGCAGCAGGTAGTATAAAGTCCTTTGTTGACGGCACTGCATTAGCTACGTCAATGCCTATGCGTCTTGAATTTTTAACGTCAACTGATGGTACTATTACACCAACAGTGAAGATGACGTTAAAGAATAATGGTAACTTGATTCTTCAAAACGGAGGCACATTCACTGACTCTAGTAACCGCCTCCAAGTCTATGGTAGCACATTCCTAAGTGGTAGTGTGACAGGTAGTGATATGTTGATTAGAGGTTCAGGTAATAGTAGCGGTACAACTGCGTTGACGGTGCAGAATAGTTCAAGTATTCCAATTTTGATTTTAAGAAATGACGCAGAAGTACTTATTGGCAATAACAGTTGGTTGGCTATTGGCAACGGGCAACGTTATTTTTACAGATATTTAAACAATACAGGTATATTTTCAATAGCAAATGATTCAACTACAAGTACAGTTATAAATTTATATGGAAGTAGTCATGCCACAAAACCAAGTACTACCGAAATAACAAGTAATTTTGCTCCAACAAGTGGTACTACACAGCATTCTACTTTAGCACTACTTCCTAATATTAGCCAATCAGGTGGAGCTAATGGTACTACTCGCGGTCTATACGTTAATCCTACTCTAACAGCAAATGCAGACTTTAGAGCAATAGAATGGTCTAACAACATATCTGGTTCTACTAGCTGGGGATTATATGGTGCTGGTACAGCTCCTAACTTCTTATCTGGTAGCTTAAGCATAGGCACCACATCATCAATAGCTCCACTACACGTATTCTCAACTGGAAATCAATTAGCATACTTTGCTTCAACTAACGCATATATTAGACTGTATTCATCTCAAGCCAATAGACATGCTATTATTGAGCAATCAGGAGATACTGCTGGTTTTGGTTCACAAAGTACTAGAGTCATAATAGGAACTTTCTACGGTAATGGAGTTAGCGTAGCAGCAGGTAACCAATTAAACATCAATAATGCTTTAGTTGGTATAGGAACTCTAGCGCAAACAGCAAAAGTACATATAGTTTCAACAGGATCAGGCTCAGCATCAACGGCACTACTTATACAGAATAGCGCTGCGTCTAACTTACTTTCAGTACTTGATAATGGTAACACCTTCATCAGTGGCACCCTAGACATACTAGATGCAGAGATCAACTACCAAAGGAATAACAACGTAACTACCGGTTCAGCTAGACTAATAGCATCAATCCCAACAGCATCACTAAACGCAGCATTCTTTGACTACGTAATAGTATCAGGATCTAATGCTAGAGCTGGTACAGTAACATCTGTTTGGGCTAGCTCATCTGTAGAATGGAATGAGACTTATACTAACGATATTGGTTCAACAACAGACGTATCGTTGTATGCAGCCATAACAGGTAGTAGTATAGGCTTGTTTGCTACATCATCAATAAACAACATTTGGACTATTAAATCACTCATTAGAACAATATAACGTTATGGGATTTTATCGAGGGCCGAATATAGTAAAGGATGGTTTAGTATTGTGGTTAGATGCTGCTAACCCTAGGTCTTATCCTGGGTCTGGTACTGCTTGGAATGATATGTCTGGGAACAATAATAGTGGTAGCTTAGTGAATGGTCCTACATTTAGTAGTGCTAATTATGGCAGTATTGCTTTTGATGGAACTAACGATACCGTATCTGTTACTAAGCCCAATCCTAATGTAGCCGGGTATATATCGTTATGTACCTGGATAAAGTTTAATACCTATGATCCAGGCTCATCATCAGGACCTGTAATTATACATAAGGGCAATCACTATACTTTCCAGATGAGATCGCAGGAGGGTACAGACTATTGGACTTACGCTGATTCTAGTCTTTATAATTATATGACTTTTGGTTTTAGACAGGTGCCAGGATTATACCAAACAAATACATGGATGAATCTTGTAGTGACTAAAGACAGTTCAAATACTGTTAGACTATATAAAAATGGAGTATTATTAGACACTAGAGCCAGTTTTGGATCTACTCTGACGCAAACAAATAGTACGTTATTCCTATCAGGCTATAGTGATACAGATACTAATCCAACTACTAATTTACTTAATGGCAATATAGGCCAAGTACAAATATACAACCGAGCCCTCTCACCCCAAGAAGTAAAACAAAACTACGATGCTCTAAAAGGCAGATATAGCTTAATATAATATGGCAACATTTGGAGGAGCAAATATAGTGACTGATAACCTTGTATTGTGGCTTGACGCTGCAAACAGATCATCATATCCAGGCTCAGGTACTACTTGGAGAGATATGTCAGGTAACAATAATAATGGTACTTTGACTAATGGTCCTACGTTTAGTTCGGCTAATAATGGGTCGATTGTGTTTGATGGTGTTGATGATTATATTAATATACCCAATAATGCATCTGTTAATCCAGTATCTGAAATAACTATAAACCTTTGGTTAAATCCTACATCTTTAGAGACTAAAACTACAAGTGCTATAGTTTGTAGAAACATAATAACAGGTACAGCAGGGTATGATATATACATTAATAGTAGCGGCTCTATTAATTTTTTTATTAGAACTAGCAATAATTCTAGCTTTTTTATAACATCTTCATTAAATTCTATACAAAATTCTAATTGGTATAATATAACTGCAACTTATACTAGTGCTAATACCAGGATTTATATTAACTCTTCTCTAAACTCAATCTCTACATCACAAACAGGAAATATAAATCAACCAACTATAGACGATTTAAGAATAGGTATGGATTGGAATACTGCTAGATGTTTTACTGGACGAATACCAACTACTCAAATCTACAACCGAGCCTTATCCCCATCAGAAGTACAACAAAACTATGACGCTCTCAAATCACGTTATTTAAACCAATACTAATGTTTACAGGACCAAATATAGTAAAGAATGGCTTAGTGCTATGGTTAGATGCAGCTAATACAAAGTCTTATCCAGGCTCAGGTACTACTTGGACTGATATGTCTGGGAATAACCGTAACTTTACACTAGTTAATGGTCCTACCTATAATTCAGCCAATGGGGGTTCAATTGTATTTGACGGGACTAATGATATAGCTACCTTGAATATAGCTAGTGATAATCCTATGAAGATACAGAACTTTATATTTGCTAATCACACATACGAGGTTTGGTTTAATCTATCTACTTTAACTCCGTCATTAGTTGATAATACTGAAGTCAATCAAGCATTAATAACATGGCCTGGGTACCATAATGGTATCTTTATTGGTAGATCTAGTCCTACATCATCTGTAACATTAACAACAAACTTTTTATTTAATTCGACTTTAACAAACGCATTTTCCGTAACTACCGATGTTACAAACACACTTAGACCAAATGCTTGGTTTTGCATTCATGATATTATAAACTATTCAGCTACACAAAGCCTAGCTTATATAAATGGTACTAACCTATATGTAACAGGATCTGTACCTACATCTAGTATGACGTCTGCTCAAGGACCATTTCCAGACACTATTAATATAGGAGGCGCATCAGTTACTAGTAATTACAAATCACTAATGCAAAACGGTAGAATAGCTTGTGTAAGATTATATAACCGAGCCTTATCAGCATCAGAAGTACAACAAAACTATAATGCCACAAAAGCACGTTTCGGCTTATAAATAGTTACGCTATACTATATTTATTATTGTCCCTTTTGGACAATGAAAAAAGGACACTAAAAAGATGGCAAACGAATTCAAAGTCAGGAAAGGCCTTGTAGTCAATGGCTCAGGCTCAGTAATATTAGACATTCAAGGATCACAAGGTCAGTTATTCAGTGTAACAGACCAACTATCTGGATCCTTATTCTCAGTCAATGATATATCAGGCGTGCCTGTTCTAGAGGCATTCTCTGATTCAACAGTCAAGATAGGTCAATATCTGGCTGAAGCCATCATAGTGTCCGGTAGTACTGCTAGAATAACAGGCTCAATGTCATTAGCAGGGTTCTCAACCGGTAGTGTCTTGTTTGCTGGTACCGGTGGCGCTATTTCACAGAATAACTCTAACTTCTTTTGGGATAATGCTAATAGTAGGTTGGGAATTGGTACTACACCAATAGGTTCTAACACTCTAAGTGTTGGTGGAACTAGTAGGTTTAGTAGTGATATAACAACAGCTACCAATTTAACAATAACGCCTGAAACTTCTTTTGGTATATTAAGATTTAAAGGCGCTGGAGAACGCCAGTATAATTTTGGAATGTCTGAAACTTCTGTTTGGACAACAGGCGGTACTCACACCTTCGTAAACATAACAAAAGGATTTGTACCAACTTCAGGTACCGGTAATTTTATAAGTTTTGGAATTACTCCTACCATTAACCAAACAGGTGGTGCAATAGGCGATACAAAAGGATTATATATTAATCCCACACTTAGTACTATTACAAACTGGCGTAGCATAGAATGGACAAACAATGAATCTGGTTCTACTAGCTGGGGATTATATGGTGCAGGCACAGCGCCTAATCTATTAAATGGTAGGCTAACAGTTAACTCATCAATAACAGCATCACTAGCCCTAATCTCAGGTTCCGGTTCACAAAGACTAACAGTACAAGGCTCAGGCTCAAGTATACTAACAGTTGATGGTGCATTAGGAAGGCTGTTCTCAGTTGATGACGCAGCATCAGGTTCACTATTCTCAGTTAATACAATATCAGGTCTACCTATCATGGAAGCCTTTTCTGATAACACAGTCAGGATAGGACAGTTTGGTCAAAGAGCCTTATTTGTTTCTCAGTCTAGAGTAGGTATAGGAAAAGAAGACAGTCTCAACGCTACATTAGATGTATCAGGTAGTATGGCCTTGACAGGTTCATTTAACCACCAAGGTAACTATACTACTACAGGTGTTATTACAGCACAGACTCTTGTTATATCTACGATTAGTTCTAGCGTAGTTTACTCATCAGGTAGTAACGTCTTTGGTAATAGCTTGAGTAATA